GCGATAGCCGATTTGACCAACTGACGCTGGTCGGTACATTTCCACGGATGGTTTGCATGGCCCCCCAAAAACTCGACGGCGGCGAATACCTGACTGTGGCCGAGGCCACCGAGGTCATGGGCTGCACAGAAGGCTGGGTCCGCACCCTGCTCGGCGAGGGCAAACTGCCAGGCGCACGTCGCATTGGCCAGCGTGTGTGGCTGATCCCGGCTGCCGCGGCCAGGGCTGCTCGAGACAGCCTGACCACCCGGTCGGTCGGCAAGAAGCACCTGGCCAAGCGGCCGGCTGCCAGCCGCAAGAAGCCAGGCCGGAAGAAGTAAGCTCGCCGCTTGACACGCTCGCCACTCTGGCGGCATGTCCTGGAACATCTACCACGGCGACTGCCGCGAGGTGATGCCGACGCTCCACCCCGAGAGCGTCGATAGCATCGTGAGCGATCCGCCCTACGGCCTGTCGTTCATGGGCAAGGGCTGGGATCACGGCGTGCCGGGCGTCGAGTTCTGGGCCGAAGCTCTCCGCGTGGCGAAGCCCGGTGCCCATCTGCTCGCGTTCGGAGGCACGCGCACGTATCACCGGCTGGCGTGTGCCATCGAAGACGCAGGCTGGGAGATTCGAGACTGCGTGATGTGGGTCTACGGCAGCGGGTTCCCGAAGTCGCACGATGTGAGCAAGGCGATAGACAAGGCGGCGGGGGCGGAGCGGGAGAAGGTTCCGGCGACTGGCGGCCTGCACAAGAACCGCAACATGAACGACGACGGGTGGAGCAAGATCGGAGAAGGCGAGCCAACGATGGACAGTGCGTTGCCCGCCACCGACGCGGCCCGCCAGTGGTCCGGCTGGGGCACGGCGTTGAAGCCCGCCTGGGAGCCGATCATCGTGGCCCGCAAGCCGCTATGCGGCACCGTCGCGGAGAACGTGCTGACGCACGGCACGGGCGGGATCAACGTGGATGGGTGTAGGGTGGGGCAAGATGACGGCACACGAAACCGCCCGCCATCAAAACCAGGCAACACCTACGCACAGGATGCCTGGACAACAAACCCAGAAAACAGAAAGCCGTTTGAAGCTGCCGGTCTGGGCCGCTGGCCCGCCAACGTCATCCACGACGGCAGCGACGAGGTGGTGGGGCTGTTTCCGCAATGCAAAAGCGGCGGCATTCCCGGCAAGTCATACGCAACGAACGCAACAGCAGGGCAAGGCTGGGGCAACATCGGCAAAGGCGGAAGCGGGACGTGTTCCGCCGACTCCGGTTCCGCAGCCCGCTTTTTCTACTGCGCCAAAGCGAGCAAGGCGGATCGGGATGCCGACAACCACCACCCCACCGTGAAGCCGACCGCCCTCATGCGTTACCTCTGCCGCCTCGTCACGCCACCCGGCGGCGTGGTGCTCGACCCGTTCACCGGCAGCGGCTCCACCGGCAAGGCGGCGATCATGGAAGGCTTCCGCTTCATCGGCATCGAACGTGAGGCGGAATACGTCGAGATAGCCAAGGCGAGGATCGGAGCCGCCGAGGCGGGAGCCGGGCCGCTGTTCGCCCAGAAGTAGCGTTTTCCCCGGCGAAAACGCCCCCGAAAAATCCGATTTCAGTGGTTGACGCCTAACTGACGATAGCCTACACTACCCCCATGCGAGCGAATGAGACTCGCGGGTACGATTGCCACCGGCCAAGCTGGCCGCCAACCAAGGAGAAAACCAATGCTCACTAAGAACAACACAAACATCGAGACCATCAGCCGCAACCACGTCAACATTGGCGGCCAGCAAATCCCGTGCGCCTGGGACGCCAATGGGGCTCACGTCAACCACGACGACCTGCGTTTCGTAAGGACGGTCGGCCTAGCAAACTGGAGCGACGAAGAAATCGCCGAGTTGGCCTACCATGCCGAAACTCGGATGGACGAGACGTACACGAAGGCATACGACATCGTCGTATACGAGGGATTCAATAAAGACATCATTCGCGTGCTCGACTCAATCCGCATGGACAGCGACGCCGCTGCCAACGCCTACGCCGAGCAGCACTACGCCGACCAAGAGTGGTACGTCCTCGACGCCGACGGCCAAAACATCAACGCCCGGTAGCCGCTAGGCTTCTTTGGCCAAGGAGGGCCGCCCCATGAAACGCCACTGGAACACCGCCATGCAATCGCTCGTTCTCGTCCGCTTGGGCCAGGAGCTTGGCACCGCGTCGCCAACGACTCAGGCGATCCACGACCTGCTCGAGCTGCTGGCCAGCCTCGCCTCCGCCTTGACCCGCTGACCAACTGACGCTAAACCATGGCCCAACTGACGCTATCGCCACCATGTCGCACGCACCGTTGGTCTTAGGTGTACGACGTTTCTAGTCCCCAAAAATTGACACACCGACCACTTGCCAGAGTGGTGGCTATTTGTACAGTACCCCTCACCACCAGGAGACAGCGATGAACGCCGACCCGCACGCCCGTGAATACCTCGCCGCAGCTGCGGCCCTGCACGAGCAGACCGTCTCGCCTCGCGGCTTCCGCCCTGGCCAGCGCGTGCTGGTGCCGCGAGCGTTTGGCTCTGGCTACCAGGAGGGCACCGTGTACAGCACGACCGACGAGCGGCGGCTGGGCCGCTGCTACCTCGTTGATACCGAGCAGGGGCGGCTGCTGATTCTGCCCGACGAGATCGCGGTGCTGTGACCAACCTTGCCGCGTCGCATCGCGCGGAACGCGGGCGAAACGGCACACGGGTTGCCCCCCCCCCCCCCCCCCCCCGTTTAGCCTCACCGCCCCCACGAACAGGATCACGAACGTACAGGACCGACGAACGACGGAGTCATTCGCTCGGAAGGAGGCCGGTGGAACCGGCAGAGCAAGGACGCACGAACCACCCGCAACGCACGACGCCGAGCGGGATTTCACACCAACGCGAAAGGACGCGAGATGACCACGGAAATCAGCACCCAACGAGCCGCCACCGGGCTGGCCCTTCAGAGTTTCGATGATGCGATGCGGTTTGCATCGCTGGTGAGCAAGTCGGACTTCGCCCCTAAGGACTTCAAGGGCAAGCCCGAGTCGTGCCTGCTGGCCATCCAGCACGGAAGCGAAGTCGGCCTGTCCCCGATGCAGTCGCTGCAGAGCATCGCCGTTATCAACGGCCGGCCGACGATCTGGGGCGACGCTGCCCTGGCCCTGGTGCAGAGCAGCCCGGTCTGCGAGTACGTCCGCGAGTACATGGAAGGCGAGGGCGACAACCTCACCGCCGTGTGCGAGGCGAAGCGGCGTGGCTACCCGGCCCCAACTACCGTGCGATTCTCGGTGGTTGACGCCAAGCGGGCGGGCCTGGCCGGCAAGGCTGGGCCGTGGTCGCAGTACCCGGCTCGCATGCTGGCCCTGCGGGCCCGCGGCTTCGCTCTGCGTAACGCGTTCGCCGACGCCTTGCGTGGGCTCATCACCGCCGAGGAGGCCCAGGACTACCCCACGCCCGAGCCGGCCCGCGAGCCCGTTGTCGTGCGGCCCAAGTTCGACGCCGCCCCACAGGTGACGCCGACGGCCGACGAGGCACACATGCAGCAGCGACGCCTGGCGGTGAGCAAGGTCAGCGACGTGGGCAAGCTCGAGCAGATGCAGGCCACCGTCGAGGAGCGGCTGCGTAGCGGCTTCTACACGCCGGCTCAGGCCGACGACTTGCTCGGCCTCATCAACGGCCGTCTCGACTGGCTCACTGGCGACAACGGCCAGGAGTTCACGCACGAGGCCGCCGAGCACGAGGTGCAGGCATGACCACAACGGGATGGCCGCTTATTGACCAGGCGCAGGCTGTGCTGCGTGAGCACGGTCACGAGTCTCTGGCCGACGAGCTCACGCGGCTGGTCGAGTCAGAGCGGCAGGCCCGCCAGGCGGCCGAGGTCAACCTGCACGCAGTGTGGCAACTGCAGGACAAGTACGAGCCAAAGCGAAAGGGCGATTCATACGTGAACTGGACAGGAGATTGAACAGCGGCACGCGGTTGCCGCAGCGGCCTACGCATCTCGGCCGCATCCGCCAGTAACGCCGGCCCAGTGCTGACCAACGCCGGCAGCCGCAGCCCGAACTCCCACGGGTGATGCGACCGCGGGCCCCGCGTCACAGGGCCAATACACAAGGACGTGAAACATGCCACCAAGAAACAGCATCGACCGCGAGCGAGTGAAGCAGCTGCTGGCGCAGGGCGTTCGCCCAGTGGACATCGCTCGCCGGCTGGGCTGCACAAAGAACGGCCTGTCCACCGCGATGGCACAGATGCGGAAGGAGGGCGTCATCGCATGAGCGACTACTTCGCCGCACCCGAGACCGTGCTGCCGCTTTGGCGGAAGGCCGATCCCGACACGAGCAAGGCCGCTGGCCAGGCCGCACGCGAGACGGGCTTGGTGGGCAGGCACGAGCGGCTGATTCTCGCCGCCCTCGAGCAGGGACCGGGGACCAAGGACGAGATTGCCGGCCGCACGAGCGAACTCAACGAGCAACAGGTGGCACGAAGGATGCACGGGCTGCACCGGGCCGGGCTCGTCGAGCCGACGGGCAGCACCAGGCCGTCACGAAGCGGGCGGCCGGAACGGGTGTGGAGGAAGGCGTGAACGACTGGCGCAAAGAACGGGAGCTGGAAGAACTGCGAAAGCGAAAGGCAATCGACGCCGCCAAGGAAGACCCGGTCTTCACGCAGTGCGTCATCGCCTACGCCAACTGGAGACGAGACGGCAACCAGGGATCGTTCGATTTGTTCAAGCGTGATTGGTACTTGCGGCAGAAGGAGAGCTAACGCATGAGCACAGAACCAATTTGGGTTACGGCAGACGGCAAGACCATGGCTCGGTGCCCGGACTGCAACAAGGTTTCGCAACTGCGTCTTGGCGATGAGCACGTCATTGAGGTCGGTGCGAAGGGGCAGCCCGTCGGGGTTATCTGCCAGGACTGCTGGCGGATTCACGAGCGTTGCCGTGCTGATGCGACTTGACGCACGCCGCACAGTGGCACGGCAGTCACATCACGCAACGCAAGGAGGCATCTATGCCGCAGGTTTTTGAAGACATCCAGATCGACGCCGAGTTTGCCGCACTCATTCCGCCGCTGTCCGCAGAGGAACGGCAGCAACTCGAAGAGAACATTGTCGAGCACGGCGGCGCACGCGACCCGCTGGTGGTGTGGGCCAGCAAGGGAACGCTCACGCTGCTTGACGGCCACAACCGCTACGAGATTTGCACTCGGCTGGAGTTGCCGTTTGACGTTCACGAGATGCGATTTGCCAGCCGGGACGAGGCGGCTGACTGGATGGACCGAAACCAGTTAGGGCGACGCAACCTGCACCCGGATGCGTTCACGCTGCTGCTGGGGCGGCGATACAACCGCGCTAAGAAGGCGGATGGCGGACGTTCTGGGCGTAGTTTTGGGGTGGAAAAAGTTACCACCCCAAAGACTGCCGAGCGACTTGCCAAGGAGCACGGCGTCACGGAAAAGACCGTTCGCAACGCTGGAAAGTTTGCCGAATCAGTCGAGAAGGCGAAGGCGATTGACCCGGCCATTGAGGCGAAGGTGTCGGCCGGGAAGGCACCGCCTCGGGCAGCTGTCGTCAAGGCCGCCGCCCTGCTTGAGAAGGCACCAGAGCGGGCCAAGGAGATCATCGAGGGCGGCAAGAAAATGGCCGACGTGATCCGCGAGGAAAAGCGGGCCGAAGTTGTCGCCAAGCTTGAAAGCGTCGAGGCGAAGAAGGCGAAGGCCCTTGCCGGCCAGTACGACGTGATTGTGATAGATCCGCCGTGGCCGATGGAAAAGATTGAACGAGACGTACGGCCAAATCAGTCGGAGTTTGATTATCCGACAATGACAGAGGCTGAGCTGGCTGCCATGAGCATCCCGGCCGCTCAGGATTGCCACTTGTGGATGTGGACTACGCATCGGTTTCTACCGATGGCGTTGCGGCTGCTTGATTTATGGGGCTTCAAGTACGTCTGCACTTTCGTCTGGCATAAGCCGGGCGGTTTCCAGCCAATCGGGCTGCCTCAATACAACTGCGAGTTTGCTGTCTACGCCAGGCGTGGAACGCCGCAGTTTATTGACACCAAGGCTTTCTCGACGTGCTTCGACGCGCCGCGTGGCAAGCACAGCGAAAAGCCCGAGGCGTTTTATGACGTTGTAAGACGCGTCACCGCTGGATGTCGCATTGACATTTTCAACCGACGCCACATCGACGGATTCGACACATGGGGCAAGGAGGCCTCCGAATGAGTTGGCAAGACGATAAGGGTTGGTCCGACCAATTCATGCAGGACATCAAGGCCGTGCTAGGGCAGCACCTGCTTGGCGAGGCTTCGCGCGAGGACGACGCCAAGCACGCCACGGACCTTGTTGTGTTGCAGATGAAAGACCTGCGAATTGCTGTCCGCATGCGACGGCGTAAGTACGCAGATAACCAGCGGTACGTCGAGCAGTTCACTATCCGCACTGAGCGACGCAGCGGCGTTGACACAGAACTAGGAAAAATCATCGACGGCTGGGGCGACTACATGCTGTACGGGTTTGAGGGCGAGCACGACGGCCGGCTTGGCATCTGGCACTTGATTGACTTGAAAAAGTTTAGGCGCGGATACATGCGACTGCTGTCTGAGTGCGAGCCTGGCGTGTTTCCTGGCGAGCAAATCAGAAACGCTGATGGCGCATCTGCGGGCTGTGCCTTTTCGTACGACCAGTTTCCGCATGGACTTGTCGTTGCGTCAGGCTGCGGCGTTGACGGGCTCCCGCTTCTAGCACATCAGGCATTTTGAACGGAGGCCACTGATGGCCGGTGAATGGATAAAGATGCGCATCGACCTGGCGGCCGACCCTGCAGTCATCCGCATTCGCCGGGCCACCGGGGTGGACGCCGACGCCGTCGTGGGCAAGCTGCACCGCCTATGGTCGTGGGCCGACGCTCACACCGCAGACGGCTTTGCCGCCGGGCTCGACGCCGAGTGGGTGGACGAGTTCGCCGGCTGTGCCGGGTTCGCTGCCGCTATGTCTGCCGCCGGCTGGCTCGAGGTGGACGCCGACGGCGTGCGTTTTGCCAACTTTGACAGGCACAACGGGCAGCCCGCGAAGGTGCGGGCACTGCGGAAAACCCGCATGGAACGCTTTCGTGGCGCAGCGCGCGCCACGGATGCGCCACCAGAAGAAGAGAAGAGAAGAGAAGAAGAAATACAACCGGCTGCGCCGGTTCCGACGAGCGAGCCGGCAAAGCCGTCCCGCTCGCGGGCGAAGCCTGCCAGCGTTTCTTGGACGGCTGAAGCCGGGTGGACGGGCATTACGGCCGGCGACCGCCAGGAATGGGCTTCCGCCTACCCAGGGGCCGTGCTCGACCAGGAGCTCGCCAAGGCGACCGCCTGGCTGAAGGCCAACCCGAGCCGGGCCGGGCGTCGCAACTGGCGACGCTTCATCGTGGGCTGGCTGCAGCGGTGCCAGGACAAGGGCGGCACGAACCGCGGGCCGGGCCGGCGGCCCGAGGACGTGGACCGCCAGGCCCACCTGGAACGCAAGGCCAGCGAGTTCGCCGGCCTGCGGCCGGCACCGTACCGGCGACCGCACGAGGTGGCCGCGCTTTCCACCGACCTGAAACTCAAGGAGGACGACCTATGACCACCGACACTGAAACCCGCCCGCCGCTCACCGCCCGCCAGGCCGAGGTGCTGGCGTTCATCGAGGCCAACGTCGGCTTCTTTGGCCCGTCGGTACGCGAGATCGCCCAGCACATGAACATCCGCAACGTGACCGGCGTGGTCGGCCACCTCATAGCCCTGGAACGCAAGGGCTACATCCGCCGCACGCCGAACGTCGCCCGTGGAATCGAGGTGCTGCGAT